TTCTGCTTCTGCTAGTACGTTTACGCCCGATCCAAGATCAGATGCCCGCAAAAGTAGTAGTGAGGCAATCTCTGTAGCCTGTGCATTTTGGTTTACTAGGGCATTTGCACGCTCCTGTAGCTTGTACAGTCGCTCAACAATACCAATTCGCTGCCAGCGACCACGATATTTACCAATATGGAAGTCCCTGTAAGGGAATTTCTTAGGGTCTGACTCTTCTTCAAATAAGATAATGGCTTGATCGCCCTCGCCCCAACCAATTACGTGCATATATTTAGGCTCATCGTCATCAGTTTCGCCCCAAAACTCCCAAATATCGTAATTGTTTGACGTGTCAGGCTTTTGTTTGAATAGTTTGTCTACGTTGTCCCAAGATTTCTTAGCCTTAATCTCCATTGGAGTAAGGTAATGCATCTCAACCACTGGTACATCTTTAAGATTCTTGGCTGTTTGTTCAAAATATAGGTTTTTAAGGTCTACTTCTTGTAATGTCTTGCCGCCGTCAACCTTGACTACCTTCCATACTGCTGAACCAAATGCTGCTACGCCGTCAGTTAGGTCATCTAGTAGCTCTGCCATGCCTGCTTCTCGTAGCCATTTACGAAGTTTCACACGAAGCAACCATACCTGGAACATATTTGTCTCACCGATTGCATACGGCATCAAATCCTTAGTATCTAGGTCAATGTTCTTGGCTGTGTGAATAATGCGATGGGTACTTAAATCCCAAAAGATAGCATCAGGGTTGCTATTCTCTAAAAACCTCTGGTTTAAATAGAGGTTGATCCGCTGTATATTTCGGTACTGATTAAATTTATATCCCTTAGTAATCTCAAGTTCCTGAGTCTTAAACTCCTTGATGATTTCATGGACTTGTTCAGGGATAGTCTTGTTCTTCATCTAAACGCTGGTTTATTGTTATTCTTAAATTGGTCTGCGTTTCCGCCTCTACTGCTGTCTAGGCCGTAGCGGACTGCATCCATTGAGTGAGAGAACAAATGCTCTGGTTGGTTGATAATCTTGCCGTCTTTGTCGGTCTGCCAAAGATAATTTCGGTATTCTTTGATAACATTTACCGATCTTTGTGTTACTGAAATACGTTGTGCCTGCACAAACTGTATGCCCTTATTAACGCTGTCCTTACCCTTTAAGGTAGGAACAATCATTATTCCGTAAGACTTGATCTCATCAATACTTTTAGGCTCTGCGCTATCAGCAATTACCAGTGCTTTGTCTACATTTTGTAAAATGTCAGCTATTTGTTTGTTTGAAAGCCCCTTTTGATAGGTGATTTCATCCAAAATATAGCCATCGTTGTATTTATAAATTGCTACTATTGAGGTTGGATCGTTGCTGTAGCCAAAGTCGAGTCCATAACGTAGCAATCGAGCTTCATGAGGTATTTCCTCAATAATCTGCCAGTCCCGATAAATCTTTCCCTCTACTTCGCCAAGCTGTCCCAGGCCATATACTTGCCACCAGCCACGTCTGCTCTTACGTTGCTCAATAGCATCAGTAATCTCTTTGCTTAAACCCTCATTATCCTTGTAAGTAAGGACAATATGCTCAACGTCTGATCGTTTACCAAGTACATCATCGTAGAACCAGAACTCATTGGTCGGATTCCAATCAAGAAAGATAAACTCTTTGGTACGAACTTCTAGCTGTTCAAAGGCATCAAAAGGTACATTGTTTGCCTCGTTTATAAACAATCTGTCTCGACGTGCGCCACGCAGTTTATCTGGTTGGTCTGCTGAAAAGAACTCAATCTTGCTGCCAGTTTCAAACGTATAGGTGCTATCTGTTTTATTCCAAGACTTATCCTTGAAATAACCATGCTCATTTAAGATCATCAGGAAGTCTCGCATTGCTCCACGCTTCAAGTGCGGAAAACTCTCTGATACTATGCTTGTCAGTGTTGGCTTCTTATCCGACTGAGCTTTCGCTATCAGGTACAGTAGAATCGATATTGTCTTGCTCGCCGACGTTCCCCCCTGCACTGCTCTGACCCTCTTGGTCATCTGCATTATCTTGTTTGTTGCTGTTGTCGCTCTGAACATAAAGGATTGGTGTTGGTAACGTCTCGCCGCCGCTGGTTACATCTTGAGGGATAGTTTTAACAACCATCTTGCTAATCTGCTCACCAGCCCATTTTCTATCTGCTTTCTCACTTTTCGGATCAAGCATTTCTTTTAAAAAATCAAAGTAAGTAGGCGTTAGAGCCGATAAATGTCGTATGGCCTGTATTTCTTCCTTATATGATTTTCTGCCTGCTTTTCTCATCGTTGATTAATATATTTATTTTTCGCTTTGTTAAGCTAGAATCTTACCCCTCAACACTTACCTTAAGAACAAATGTAAAGGGGTGCTTTGAAGTCTCCATCTGAAATGATGAAGGGTAAAACTCTAACAACTATGGTCATGTGTTACTTTCTTATTGCATTTACAGCACCAAATCATATTTCTTGCCGATCTAGAATATAGTCATCTAAGGGATCAATAGGTCATCACCCCCTTAGTTTTCCGTAATAGTGATTAAAGAACTCTTCCGCCAAGTAACAAGGTATTTCTTCATTGTCTGTATTTACAGGGATTCCTTTGTCTTCCATTATTCCCACCGCTAAATGGTAAAGTTCGTGGACTAATATGCCGATTCTGTAGGGACTATCATTAAAGTCTCTTACCCAAATTACCCGTAGAGTTTCTTCTGATCCGTCTTTATGAGTCTTTGTTGCTTTTATTACTGTTCCGTCTGCGCCTTTGTAATACTCTTGGTCTTCTTGATTTAAGCTGAATTTCTTACAAAACTCCTCGTAGCTACCTATGAATAAAGCCGTATTTGCCTTAAATGTAGGCTCATAGAACTTAAAGAAGTTTTTTTTAGCCTTTTTCTTCATAGATAATCTCAAGAGTTATTGGCATTACTGCGTCTAGTTCAGGACTCCAAGCCCAATTTATCTGTGTACCAACAGTTGTGTGCTTCGTAGTGGTCATATTGAAAGTCTTTATATGCCCTTAGAGCTATGGAGTTGTTTATGGCATTTCCTTTTAGCTCCCTTTTAAAGCGTTTAAGCAAAAGCCCCAGACGCACACCATTTTTGTCTGGTATTATCTCAATCTGATACTGATCGCCATTCCAACTACCTCTCATGTGCTTATAAGCGGGCTTCTAAAGGTAAAACATACTGTTACCCGCAGCCTGCCCGCTTTGCCTCGCTTATAGCGACAATATGGGCTGCTTTATTAAAAACCACTTATAAACACAAAAGACCTCAGACCAGCACACCTGTTAAAGATGTCCTAGCCTGAGGCCTCAGGGAACGCACTGTTATTCGGCAGCTAACCGCAGTGGTTCACTTACATACTATCATCTTATAGATTGTCAACAGAATTACGGACAAAGTATCCCGCTTTTTCGCCTAGATTAAGCCAATATTTAGTCTGTCTATAGGACAAACCACAAGCCCTAGAAATTACTATTTTTGGTAAGTATGTTTTGTGATACATGGATCGCATAATAACAAGAGTACCCTCACCATGCTGGTTTTCAAACTTCCTTTTAAACTCCTCCTTTGTCATTTAGTAGTCGCTTAATAATCTACGATTCACTAACTGTCTTCTTAGGCCATTTTTACCCGTTGAGGCTTTTTCTGCTTCTGAATTACACCTTGTACAGAAATTACCGTTTTGTAAGAAGAAGCCTAGTGTACCAGGTAACTTTTGATCGCACCCTTTTGCTACGCACTTTGTTTTTATATTCATACAACGCATTATTTAATCACTAACTATATTCTGCTTGTGGGAGAGGGTAAAGATTTGCACTCTACATGGAGAAGCACGGTACTCCTTTTATGCCTGAATTGAACAGGTACGTGCATTATTATTTCTCACGATACACCAACTGTAGTGTCTACCTATTCCACCACCTCCCCACAAACAGGATGTAATTAGGGATTATTTTAGTTTTTTCTTTGGCATATTACTTTAGGTTAGAGAGTTAAGATTTATTTATTAAAGGCAAACAAATTTTCTCCCAACCTTTTCTTGCTTTTCCTTCAATTTGAAAATCATCTGAGCCACTACACCAAATTAAAGCATCAATATACTTTTTCTCCACCTCCTCCAAAGTCTGCTTTACTGTATTAGCTATGAGGGTGTCTTCGTGAGACTTGCCGATTTCTACATAAATCTCAGCCCAAGTAGCTAATTTTGAATTATAACTACTGCCGTCTGGTAGACCCAGTATTTTAGCTAATAATTCTCTGTGTTCTTTGTTTTCTTCCATATCCTTTTAGTTAATTTATCTTATTGGTGGGGGATAATTTTAATATAAACATCTCCTGTATATGTATCTTCTAAACTGGCAGCATCTCTTTCTATCCTTATACGTTGTTGAGTTTGTCTTGCATTTTCTTGAACTTTTTTAATATTATGGTATGTCTGGATGTTTAATAATACAATGGCAATAAGCAGTATACTCTGTAAAATGTATAAATATTTCATATCCCTACTTATTATTATTTATGTAAGTGCATAGGTTATTTCTCTGCCCATATAGTTTAGTCTTTGATAAGTTCTTTTATAATTTGTGGAATATCAAGCCAATCATAATCGCTCTTTCTTGGTCTTCCCTTGCCTCTGTATCGTTTAGTTAAAACCCACTTAGGAGATGGAACCCATAATACTCTACTTTCTATTTGAATATTTTGAGACTTTAGCTTTTTTTTCAGCTCGTCTATTGCTGACTCTATATTCTTTGAGCTAAGTTTCATAGTTTAGTCTTGATATTTTTTTAATATTTTAAGTAGGTCTATTAGTTCTTGATCTGTCCATTTTTTAATGCTGTTTGCTTCCCTTTTAAGCTCGTTATATTTCTTCCGCCCCAGTTTTTCTAAAGTAAACTCTTGGGCTTCCAGCGGATTTTGATGCCACCAAAAATGACACGCTGCACAGAAACAG